TGAACGAGCACCGTGCTAGCACCCTAGTTATTAATGGCGAAACAGACCGTCGGACTGGCATGGAGCAGCTACCCATCGCCGAGCCTAAGTTCAATGACTTGTTTATCAGGATTGAGCCGGATACCAAGAGGCTGTTTATTAACGCTAAGCAGATACGCAGCTACTGTTCCAAGCACCAGATCACTCTAAAAGACGTTCTAAAAGGTTTGGCAGCGGATAAAATCTACCTTGGCGAGGTCAAGAAACGGCTCTCCAAGGGCACTAAAGTCAGCTCTCCACCGGTGTCTGTCTTGGTGTTTAGCTTAGATAACGAGCACTTCCTTGATACAGAAGCCCTTATAGAGACAGTAAAAGCCGCTCCAGATGTTGATCCACAGACTCAGCTTCAGAATTAATTGGAGGAAATTTGTAGTCGGAGCTTCCTTCTTTATACCTTGTTTGGACGTCGAAGAAGCTCAGAGTCAGATCAAGCGGACCACCAAAAGGCTACGCTATAAGATAAAAACACAACTTGTGATAGAGCACGGGATTCAGGGCTTGCGTGTGTGGCGTATTCAGTAGTATCATTCGGATGTAGTCGTTTGGTTTCGGCTACTTCCTTTCAGTTGTAATCTTGACCCCGTCTTAACCGACGGGGTTTTTTATCTGGCGTAATCCCTCATGCCATCAAGATACGGCATCAACTTCTTATTAATAGGCATACCGCCCGTAATGTTAGCCAAAGCCCGGTCTTTGTAGCGGCGCTGAACGGAATCATATAAAGCCGACCCATCTATTGCCACGCTTGGGTTAGCAGCGTTAAACTTCATAATCTTCTCAATAGCTCGCTGCATATCTTCTGGGCTGTTTCCGTCTACGGCTATGAAAAAAGCGTTTAGTAAGTCATTGTGCCGACTCATTATTTCTTCATTTGCACTCTTCATCTCAATAGCAGACTTTTGTTTCTTAGCTGTATCTTCTGGAGAAAAGCCGAGCATCTGGGCTAGCGCTTCTGCTGGCGTAATCTCTTCGTCCAAAGTAGCACCTTTCATGGTAAGGGCTTTTCCTTCTGTCATATACCGTGTTCCAACCAAGACGTTCTTAATAGCTGCTGGCATCATAACTTCTATAGCACGCTCTGTGTAACCGTCTTTATAGCGCTTCCATGCTTCTATATAGTTTACCCCCGCACCGATAGTTGGACCCATCAGGTTAATCATTAAGTTTTGCATGTACTGGACTTCGTCTTGGTTCTTCTTAACGTCAGGGAACCACATGTCGGTTAAGTTAATTCCCATACGGTCGGCGAAGTTCATACCTGTAGCCTGCGACAATAAACCACGGGATACGGTATCCCCAAAGAAGTCTCCAAACTGTCGGTTAGTCCAGTTTTTGAACCAGTTCTCTGCGTCAAATGGCTCATCGTCATCATCAAATAAAGCATGCATAGCGTTTGCTACGCCTTGGAATACAAAAAACAACGGCATGCCTGTAATACCAGCCGTTACAAAAGTAAAGCCCATCATGCCAGTAAATGCTTTTAGAGCCTCACGTTTCATGTCTTTAAGTTCGGCTTCTTTAGCAGCAACAAGGCTATCAAAATCTGCGGATCCCTTGATGCTGCGTTTGTAAGATTCCATTTCTGCGTTTATGCCTATTCCTATTGCATCGTGGAAAGTTTTATACATAAGCACAGACATATGCTGTGGGTACATCTTAAACTGTAGCACTATGTTTCTTAAGTCTCCACGGAAATATCGTGGTTTGTTAATAGTGTTGTAGTTAAACATGGTCTTCTGCGTAAGGTCTCTTGCATCCTGTAACGAAGCATCGTATGCTTTCTGAGGGATATAACCTTTTTCTATGTACTTGTTATAGGCTAACTCAAACGAAGACATGAAGGCTGTTTCACGGTTGTACTTTTCTGCTGAGTGGAATGGCAAGCTAGCGTAGTACATAAACTTTTGCCAATTTCCAGTATATTCATTAGCGGGTTGTTCACCAATAGCAGCAGCCTCATGGGTCAGTGTGGTGTCAATAATGCCCCTGGCAACACCCTCGTTATACACATCAGCCAAAGTAGCAGGACGCAAAACCCCATCCTCATCAGCGATCATCGGCCCACCTTTAACTGGATGGTTTTCTAGTTCTGCACGGGATAAAGACAAGAACTCTATGCGACCTGTAGTTGTGCTGCGGAACCCTGTACCACCTAAGAGCCTATTGTATTTAGCTAGCGCAATCGTGGTGTTTGCCATACCATATTTAGCAGCAGCATTTGGAATATATATGCCAGGTATAGCCATCATGTTCACAATAGCGGAGGCAGGCGAAGTTAAGAAGTGTAAGAAGCCAAACTGTGTAAGTCCCGTAGTCAAACCGCTTTGTTTGGGTGGTTCTAGAATAGCGTTCTTAAGGTTAAGCTCTAACTCGTTAACGTAATCTCTAAGCCGAGTGCGTTCTTCAAGCGGGACAGTTTTTAAGAACATTCTAGCTGCTTCTAAAGTATCAAACAACTGAGGCATGTGCTGGAAACGAGCTCTCTGATAAGCCACACGCTGGCGAGACACAGCAAACGCACGGAGCATGTCGGCGCTTGGGCCGGAGATATTATCACGATGCAAGAACATTTTTTGAATACTTTGGGTTGGCAACTGCTCCATGTAATACTGGTCGAAGTTGTCTTTTAAAGCATCCCGCAACGAGTTAATCTCGTCGGCTTTAACATTAGGATCCGTGCTAGCAATAACGTTGTCTGTCTCTGCATCAATGCGGTCTTTAAGTTTTTGTAGGTGTGCTATATCGGCTAGGCGCTGACCAAACCCTTCGCTAAATCCTTGTCCGACATCTAGTTGTTCGTTAGCCTGATCTTCTGTCATGCCGGAGGCTATAAGCTTTTGTTTCTGCTTTTCTAATTCCTGTTCCCTAGCCCAAGCATCTTCAAACTGCATAAATATCTTGCTCTTACCTTTGCCGATTTGCAACCAATAGTCACCAAAACGTTTGATTGGGAAGTAGGGGCGAATCATCTCTTTAGTAATCTCTTGGTGCTCTTTGCGGATGATCTCGTTTATCTCATCTGGATCGGTTCCTTTAGCTTCTTCTCTAGATCTGATGCGCTGCAACTGGATAGCAATGTACTCTTTAGCCCGCTTCTCGTAGAACTTACGCACGTCTCTATAGATCTTTAAAGCTTTTGGACCGTCAGGGCCGGCAACCATAGCAGCCCATGCTTTCTTTAGATCGGCGTCGGCTTGGAATTTTACGGCGTCATGTCCAGCACCTTGCGGGTCTGGGTCAATCTTTTTAATGGTAGCCTCAATCATCATGTTGCCAAGCTGCGTGGCTTTCTCTGGATTGGTCTCTAGTAATTGGCTCCACTCTTTAATGGACTCGTCACCCTCGGCAAGAATTCTGTTGCGGGTGTTAATCATGGCGTCTACTTCTTTAACATACTGCTTGAACTGCGGCATGTCACTGCCAACCATGTCTGTAATTTGATCTAAGGTTAAACCCCCCAACAAATACCGACGGTATTGCTGATTGGTAGTACCCAAGAATTTCTCTAGGTTTTTCTTGTTTAGGTCTTTCCACTTAACTTTGCCGCTAATAAGAGACTTTAAGAAGCTAAGCCGCTCTTGGACGTTAAGCTGGAACGTCTTTTTACTACTGACACTAAACGAGCTTGGTGCAAACAGGGTATTAGTTACTGCAGTTTCACCGTAATTAGCTGAGAATAGTACGTCGGCATTGGCTAGTGTGTGGAATAAAACGTTGTCTACCCCGAACAATTTAGCTACCGCCTGTATAAACTTAGACCATGCGGACATATCAGAACCCATCGCCGACTTCATTTGACGAAGCTCTTTCTGGAACTCAGCGTTGCTAAATGCTTCTGCTACAAACTCATGCAGATTGGTGTAGGCGTTGTGCCCCGGGTTCTTAGCATTGCGTTTTGCATAGCGGAATAAAGCAGTGAGGTTGTTTAGCGCTTTGCGCTGCTGCTCGTTTAGCTTTGTAGGGTTGTTAATTGCCCAGTGGGTAGCAGCATGGGTAAACTCGTGCATGACGGTTTGGTTGTTATTTCCACCAAAGACCGTATTAAATGTAGCAGCGTTTTGCGTAACGAAGAACGTACCACGAGCCTGTAAAGACTTTATGCTATTAGAATATACTTTATTGATGTCAATTAGGTCTTGCTCAAACATCTTAGGATCGACACCTAGTTTGCCTTGGGCTAAAGCTTTGAAAGAGTCGTGCATCCCAGTAAAGCGATTAAGCATATTAGCTGGGTTAAAGTGTTTCTCATAGACGTCTGGTCTTACAGTTTGTATCCAAGCGATTACACGGTTCTGCTGACCTTCTATTTTCTTTATCTCGTTTTGTATTAGAGCGTACTGTTGGTTAAAGCTAATCTGCGTGTTAAGCCCAAGCTCCATAAGCCGACTGGCAAACTCAGAGAAGAACTTACCGGCTGTATCTTTAATTGCTTTTAAAGCACCCTGAATATCGTTTGCCTCAATAGCCTGCGCCACCCGTGGGTGTACAGTTCTACTCATATCAGCATCGGCTTGGTCTGCTTTGGGGCTGGAGTTAAGTATTTCAGGGCGAGTTGTTGGTTTTTGATTAAACGCCGATTTAATTTGATTTGGGCTAAACGCAACTACTTCTGAAAGAACCCCGTTTTTATATTGGAATATACCGTCATAGCCTTGTTTACGGGCACGAGTAATTACCTCTTTAGTTAATCCGCCTTTATCCTCATAAGCTTTTTCCATCTTGGCTTCAGCTTTTTCTATTGGCATACCAAGAGCTTCTAGTAAAGCAACACCTGGATCACGACTTCTATCTACAGTATTAATAACTAATGGATTTCGTATGTCGGCAAATACAGGCAAAATATTTCCGCCTTCACCTTCTGCGTACTCACCAGCAAAACCTGTTTTGGGGCTTAGGTAAATTCCTTCGCCTAGAGAACCTTCTTTGCTTAGTTTGAATTGGGTTATTCCTTCGCCCTTTTCACCGGTTGCAGTTGTGCCATGGAATAGCGGTATTAATTGTCCGCTTTCGTCCCTTACTTTAGAGTCTTTAAAATACTCATTAAACTCTGCGGTTTGTGGTGCCGACGGCGCATTTAGCTGCGACTGTTCTTGTTGTAGCTCGTCTTGTAGTGCTTGTTGTTCTTGTAAAGTTAAAGGAGTAGCTGCTTGTTGTTTACCAGCCATGGCACTTTTAATAAATGCTTCTTCTTCATCTACTAATGCTTGATATTCTTTACCTTTTTTAGAGTTAGGTAGGGGTATTCTTCCGGTTTTAGTTAATAGCGCTGCTCTTTTATCTTGGAACTCTTTAGCTTTTGCGGCTATTTCCTCGTCGCTTAATGCACTTTGCTGTGTTCCTTCTCCCACTCCAGGTTGTCCAGAAGTTCCTTGATCTCCACCCACGCCCCCAGTGGTAGATGTTGTAGTTGTTCCGGCGGTGCCTCCAGCTTCTGTCTCCTCAGATACAGAAACGCCTCGCTTAGCAACTCCGGTGTCAGTTCCAGCTCCTGTTTCATCTACTTCTCCTTTTAAACGCCTAGCTAGATTTAAACCGGCTTGATACGCCTTGCCTTTTTGATCTTTTGTATCGGCTATTTCACTTTCTTCTTTCTGTATCCGTATCATGTTATCGACGATTGCGCCAATCTGCTCGTCTGTCGGTGTTTCTCCCCTTGCTTCTAGGTCGCTTCTTACTATGTCGGCTAATTCAGCACGTTGCTTCTTGGTGTAATACTCTTTGCCTGCTTGAACACCAGCACCTAATCCACCACCTACTATAGCACCCTCTAACATCTGCTCGGCTAACTGCGCAGCATCTACGCCTCTTACAGTGCCAGCCGTACCACCAAGATATCCTGCACCTTCTTCTAATGCTTCTGTTCCGGCCTGTAAGCCTGCTTCTTTACCTACTCGCCTTGTTGCTGTAGCGCCTTCTGCGCCAGCTTTGCCTTTAACTAATGCCTTAGTTGCAAATTTCTCTAAGTAAGCTTGTACAACAGCAGCGCCAGCAGCGGCAGTAACGTCAGCAATAGTGGCTTCTTCTAGTGGCTTGTTGTCATTAGCTAAGCGCTCATTTAATGTTTCATTAGTTAAAGCTACTAAATAAGCAGGTGTTGCCACAACTGCTGCAGCCATGTCCGGCGCCGACGCTATAAGTCGCTCGGCAATAAACGGCACAACTAATAAGGGTTTACCCGGTAACTCTCCAAGTTTTGTAGATGGCTCATAGCCAATCTCTTTGCCGTACTGCCTTAGTGAGTTAGCCCAGTTAAACAGCGGTTGTAGTTGCTGCTCTTCTTTTATCTGCTCTGGGGTTAAATTACTTAGTGGCAGTGCAGTCTCAAGTTTGTCACCTAAGTTTTCTGCTACACGAGCAACAGCTTCAACACCTTCACCTGCTAGGCTAGCAGTACGAGCTACTAACCCCTTAAACGGATTAGACGTCTTTGCCTCTACAGGCTGCTGCGCAAGCCATTGATCCGGACTTAATTTAGTCGGTTCTTTTTCCGCAGGTTGTTGCTGTGCTAACCACTGATCCGGACTTAACGCAGCCGCTGGTTTCTCTTCCGTTTGAGAAGCTAACCATTGATCTGGACTCATTATTAACCTTTAGTTTGTCTTACGTACGCCGCCCATTGTTCATCCGTCATTTGTGGATAATCTTTACGATTATACGTTTTTCCAGCAACTGATACAGAAGCAGGAGCCGGTGCCGCTTGTTGGGGAGCTCCAGCAGTTCTTTCTGTGTTTATCATGCGGGTAAGAATTCTTTGGTACTCGGCATTCTCAGCTTCTTGTTTCTTCTCTGGGCTTAACTTGTTAAAGTCAGGGTCAAGTATCTTAGACTCTTTCCATTTCTGTAGCGCTGTTTGAGCAGCAACCCTAGCTCTAGCTTCCGCAGTTTCTCCCGCAGGTGTAGCAGCCGCTGTGTAAGCCGACAACACTTCAACTTCTGTGGGTTTCCTACCAAGCTTAGCTTCAAGGTCGGAGCGAATAGCGTCCATCTGTTTCATCTTAAGGTTAGAAGCTGCGTTTGCAGATGCGGCATTGATCTGAGCAATTTGTAGGTCTTTGCGGATCTCGGCTTCTTTAGCAAACATGTCATTAGCCGTCTTAATATCACCAGCAGCACGGGCACGCATACCAGCATCATGGGCAGCGACGGCTTCAGAGAGTTTACCTTGACGCTCTTCCATTTCTTTAGTAATAGCCACATCGCCTGTAATATAAGACTTAGCTCCTTGAACTGTTCCAGCTAGCATACCTCTTGGGTTTTGTGCCCCTTCTAAGAATGCTTGGGCTAAATTAGCTTTTTCCTTTTGTCTTCTTATCTTATCTGTGTCGGCTTGCTGGCTTCTTATGAAAGCTAATTTTTCTTCTTCGCCTTTTGTAGCACCAGGACCAAAGCCACGTTTCTCCATAGCTGCGTCATACTCAGCTAGTGCTTCTGCACGGGTTGGTTCTTTTCTGGCTGGTGCTGAAGTTGATTTGGACTCTTCTTTTTTCTCTGCCTTTTTTGTAGCTGGTGTTGGAGCTACAGCCATACCTTCGCCGGGCAATGCGGAAGAGCCTTCAGGAAATACACCCAGTCCTCTTGCTATTTCGTCTAGTTTCTCTTTGGTATACCCGCCGTTTTCAAAAGCAATAATGCCGCCACCTGCCATGCTCATACTGTCAAACAGCCCACCACCAGCAGCAGCAATACCGGCAATGCGTTGCTTATCTTTTATTTCATCTCTAAACACAATTTTTTCACCCTCATCTAACTGAGGGTCATTTAAAAGCTGCTTTAGTTGTGGAATTCCAAGCTTGTCGGCTTTTTTCTCTAGTTCTGGTGTAGAAATTAACTTACCATATTTGTAGCCAGGCACGTCAGTAATACCACCTTCACGCATTTCTTTAATAGGACCACCTTCACGCCTACCTAAATAAGAAAGCGCAGCACCACCAAGACCAGTAAGTTGCTGAGTTGTGCTTGGCTGTTGTTGGTAGGTAGCGGTAGTTGTTTGCTGTAGTGGTAAGCCACGTAGCATTGCGTTCATAATACCAAGCTGCATAAACGGATACTGTTGAGCCGTAGAGTAGTTGGCAATAGCTTGATTAATTTTTTGCTGTTCTAAACTTTGCTGCTGCGCACCAACGGTTTGTTGTGCTTGAAGTCTTGCAAGATCTGCGGCTTGGCGTTGACCGCCTATTTGCGCCGCTTGTCCATAACCTTGTAAACCTAAACCCGCACCAAATTGTTGTGACTGTAAAGCTTGGTTATAAGCTTGGTTAGAGCCTTGTGCTTGAATATTAGATAAGTTAGATAATAAGTTGCGTTCCCGCTCAATAGAACCTAAAGCCTGTCTTGCACCACCATATGTACCTTGACGAGCGGAGCTTAGTTTATTAGCCCTTTCTGCCATTTGCGCTTCACGAACTGCGGCATTTTTAGCTACGTCTGTAACACCCTGTTGATAAGGGTTCATGTAAGACTGCATAGTTGCTGGATTAGTTACGTTTTGAGCGTATTGGCTACCTGCTAATAAAGATCCTGCACCAGCCAAACCCATTTCTGCTGGAGTTTGTAAGTTAGCCGTCTCGCTTTGGGCTTGTTTTTGTATTGGTTGAAACCCAGCAAAGTATTGATCTACATTTGTACTGTATGGTTGATATGGACGGAACGTCGTCATATCGTCGTTGTATATCTGCTTTTGAGCAGACTGAAGCATGTTCTCTACATAAGGCTTGGCATACTCAGGGACGTTAGTATTGTAGGAAGTAGATGAAGTAGGTTGAGCAGAACCGCCACCACCGCCACCGCCAGAGTCTCTAAGGACGCCACCGTCGGCACACATTACTTTTTGTTTCCATCTTAAAATGCTCATAATTTAGTCCTTAAAAAACTTTTGGTACATCACACTTTGTACTTCATAGCCACGTTTTTTAACATGCTTGCTCCAACCTGGCCTACCAATTAACTCTATACCCGCACATTCTGTATCTTTAGCAAACTTATCTAACAGCTCGTACATCCTGTCTTCACAATACTGCATGTGGTTTTCTTCTCCTGCACAGTACTGAATTACTAACATCTTACACTGCGGATACTGCTTTACCTCTGTTATTACATGCCCATAAATTACTTGCTCTTCCGGGGAGAAAATAATCCAAAGCTGCATATGTCCATTAAAAAGGAACCGTAATATGTCGTCCACCGTAGAGCGTCCTCGAGTCCATAGCTCAGACTTTTGAAGGTGTGGGAGTAAGCCCGGAATAGTTGCTGATATGGATCCATTTGGTACTAGACTTATCTCTAAATTCATGCGGGAAGATATTTATCGGTTTTAACTTGTGGAGCTTGTTTCTTCTTACCAGTTCTTGCTTTACGAATCTTGTCCATCATGCTGTATAGCTTCCTAGCACCAGCGTCGGTTGAGCCATTTCCAAGATGTGAAACGACATCAGCAGGAACAACAAATTCACCGTCGGCTAAACGTGCTGGCTGTTTCTTACCAATAACCCCAGGAATAGAGTCAGACATACCATCGCCAGGACCTTTAAGCATACGCCCACCATCCGAATAACTTCCTAGATCCGAATGACCCTGCATGATCCCACCTTTAGCTGCTTCCTCAACATCGCCTAACACTGCGACTTTTTTAATTTCTGCTGGCTGTTTTATACCAGCCTTAGCTCTAGCTTTGTTAAGTCTATAAAGAGCGGCGTTGTACGCATCTAGTTTTGCTGTATTGGGGTCGGTGTCAGTATAAGTACCTACGTCAGCACCAGAGCTTCTTGGTAAAGGCTGAACAATCCCTCTATTGGCAAAAGCTATTGCGCCACCACCAGCGTACATTGGCATTCCGCCGCCGACGTAGTTAGTTTGAGGATTATCGCTATCTTTTTGATTAAACTCGGAATTAGCTATTCCGCCCATAGCGTACCCATATGGTCTTTTTACGTAGTCGGTTTCTTGCGCAGTATAGTATGGGTTTGGTTGGGCGGGCTCTTGAGCACGGAAGTTTGGAGAAATACGGCTTAGCGTTGAAGGCTCTTCTTTGCCTGTAGGCAACTGCTGCTGTTCAGGAGTCATACCATATCCTTGAGCCAAAATACCGGGAGCTCCTAGAATTGCTGCTTTCTTAGCCGTGTCCATCATGCCTGTACCAAGCCCGCTGTAGTATGAAGGAGGTGCGTAAACATTTCCGCCGTGTATGCCCACTGGGGCTTTAGCCCCTTGTAATACTCCAGCTGCGTCATCTATACTTGCGGGAGCCATACTTGTAGGCGAAGGTGCGTTAGGCACAGGCGGCATACCTCCAGGAGGTACTGAGCCCAAGAAAGGATCTGTCGGTGTAAACCCACCTGAACCAGCAGCCCCTTGGCTAACAGCTTGATTAGCCGCTTCTAAAGTAGACCCAGTGGTTGCTGCTACGTTACCGGATTGTGCGCCAGTTTGGGCTACAGCATTTGATGTATCCCCCATGCCAGAGAATACATCTGGAGCACTGTCATAGCCACCCATACCACCGGTGATAGCACCACCGATACCACCAAATAAAGCGCCTTTACCTATGTTGCCGCCTTGTAAACCAGCGCCGAGCCCACCAATAAGGGCTCCAGATGCAGCACCAGCTAAAAGACCAGAGGACCCCGCTAAAGCCGTGCCTTGAAGAGCGGTAGCAAAAGCAGGGGCAGCAGCACCAGCCGTAAAATAAGTAGCCGCAGCCATGGCGACCATAGGAAGAATCTTACTTAAAAACCCAGCCTCAACCAAGCCTGTATAGGGGTTTATACTTAGATCGCCCCCTTGGGCCATAGCAAGCTGGCGTAAGCCTTTAATCTCGCCTTTAGTCATATGGACTAATTCGGTATCCGGTCCTCGACCTTTGGAAGCTAGGTGTTGTGCTGCTAGTGTTAGACTCATAGAAGCCCCTTGGGGTTGAATTTATTGAATTTTATCATGTTATAGCGCTGATACAAAGGACATAGTTGCCACTACAGATTGGGTAGAGGGTTTAGTAGGGCTTCCAGATGCAGGGTAGAATTGGATGGTTACATCTACATCAGTTGTTGACCAATAAATTTCTATGTATTGCCCCGCCGTCATGCTACAAAAGTAATTCCATCCGTAAATGCCGTGGAATGGGTTGCCAGGACTTTTTCTAGCAGGTATGCCTATTTTTCCTGTAGAACCAACAATATCTACGCCGTTTTGTTTAAGCCAAATAAAAACATCTTGGGGGGCGTTATCATTGTTTTCTAATTGGACGCTAAATTGAAGGTTGTATATACCTTCATTTGCTACTGTTATTTTAGAACTATCTATAGACACCCCGTTGGCAAAGTCCGTAGTATTTAACGTCATTAGCGTAGCGGTGTTTGCGGTAGTGGTTTGATCTTGGTTGCTAGAAAACGCACCGTAAGGGAAATAAAGTTGAGAACCCCCAGTGCTACCAGATGTAGATAAGCCAGCAAGGTAGTTATCTAAGCGGTTAAAGTATAAACGCAAGACGCTTTCAAACTGGTCTTGTTGACTTTTGTTGTACTCAAGTGTAGGGATTGGTAGAGCAGGTGCCCTAAGTCTATAGACCATTAGCGTTTTCCATCCATTCTGCCATCTAAACGGGGGCTACCTAACTGCCATTGAACGCCTAAGTCTTCTGAAGAAATTTGCATAGCCATTTGACGTGCTCTAGCTCTTAAAAACACTTGGTTTGTATAAGTATCTACAGTTGTTTTTATAACGTCTTTAGAAGGCGAAGTCCCGTAAGCTGCTCCTGGGAAGTTTCTTGGGCGCATTGTCATTGTTACTGTTGGGTTTAAGTTTGAAGCAGCTGACCCACTAAAATCTACGTCAGGAATAATACGTTTAATTAGAGTAAAGTTTTCTCCATCACCGACATCAAAATCCGAAGACGATATATAGGACTCCATAGGTAAAGTATTATCATCTACACCTTCCTCATGGTTGTAAATATAGCCGTTAGCAGAAATAGTGGTTGATGCGACGGTCTGAGAAGTGCTGACGGTATAAGTGCCTATCCCGCCGGTGCCTGTGCCTTGAGCCACAACAATTGTATTATCCGTTACCCCGGTGCCGTAAATAGCGACTCCAACCGTTAAAGTACCAAATATTACGTCTGTTACTGTTAAAGTTGTACCAGAAATAGACCCTGTCACAATAGTGTTGTTAGCAGCTTGTGGGTATTGGCGCAGTGGACTATCGTTCCAAGCGGTGCGAGTTATAGTGCCGTAGTACCAGATTTGGTCTTGGTGGTTGTAGATAACGTAGGCGTTGTTATAAGGGCTTGATTCTGTTGGATAAAACCACCAAATTTCATGCCATTCCTCATTAGTCCCACAAACTATTTGGTCAAGCTGGTCAAAATTTAAATTCTCAAATACATGGTTTCTAAGGGTGCAAGGTAAAGTTCCTACACTACCAGAATACATGTAAAACTTATCTGTACCCATCCAGTACACTATGTTGTTAACCGCCACGCATGAACGGGGGCTGGCTATGGATATGTTGTCAGAAAGCTCTTGGATACCAAATACATCCGTAGTGCCAAGGAACTGCAAAGAATTAAGCGTACCATTAGTAAATACCACAATCTCTTGGCGGGTTGGGATTGCTCTTACAATATAAGAACCACGGGATACTTTAAGAAACCCAGCAGAATTAGTGGGTTCTGGTGTCCAGTATTCAGGTTGGTCTTGATTTGACCAGCGAATTAATAAAGGATTAAACGTAGAACCGCCATACTCCGTAGCTCCAAACGCTAATAAGTGTTTATCACCTTGAGACGTTAGCAATTGAGTCACTGTCGTAGGAACATCAGAAGCCCCTGGAAGAGAAGCTAAAGGAATAGCACGGCTGGTGTAGGTGCCATCATAAGCCCAATAGTAAGGCGTACCGTTGCGAATATTAGCAACTAAATCATTGTCAAAATTGTCAAAAAACCAATCTCTTTGATATAACTGCACTGGTACTACCGCACCCAATCCCCAACCACGGCTGCCCCAAGCGCCAGCACCCCAACCATATCCATAAGTAGTTAATATGTTGCCAACGTCAATATCGTATTTGGCCGTAACAGTAGCACCGCCATTGGCAGTATCCCCTGCTGTAGCTGCTGTTGTTGAGATAATTGTGTAAGTCTTGGCACCTGTATTAACAGATGTTATTAAAAAGTTTTGGTTTAATATGGTCGCGGTTATTGCCCCGCCAAGCCCAGTAGCACCAGAAAAAGTAACATAATTACCCGCCAACGGGTTATACGCAGCGTCAGTAGAATAAGATACCGTAATAGTTCTAGAACCGTTGGTAGCCGTAAAAGGTCCTGGCGCAGCGCCGAGTGTAGTGGATGTGCGTTGTAGTGGGGTAATGTCGTACAGGTTTGCACCAGCATCTACATAAAGTTTAGCGTTAGTGCCGACAGCCATGGCGTTATCACCGCCAAGAGCAAACCATGCAAACATCTGGCGGCATACACCAATAACATAGTTAACAGAATACTGAAGCCAGCCGCCTATTTTTTGTGGTTGCCCAGACCTAAAGCGTATTTTATCGCACTCATACCATCCACCCTCGTTGGTGTAATTGGTTTGGTCACGATTGACGCCAGGTTTAAATGTTAGTTTCTGTAGCATAAGGTTTTACCCTAAAAATAAAGCCCGCTCATCATTTCTACGAGTTACTAAGCCTTTTAGTATTTTACCGCCTGCCAGTGTATATTTCAAAAATTCTTCTGCCGCCCCTTCCATATCGCCCCGAATAACCTTCTGACGGAGGGTGCTGCGCTGTAGTGTTCCCAGACCAACGTTAAAAGCAAAACTAACAAGAGCATCGAACTGACCTTGAGTGAGCTTAACGGGACAGAAGCGTTCAACACCTCGCTCAAAGCGATTAAGATCGTCTCTAAGAATGTCATCTACTTCCTCCATCGAAAAGGTTCGGTCATCTTTGTACTCCAGTTGGTAGGCATCCCGTTCGTCTATTTTTAAAGCGCCTTGCCGTGGATAGAGTACATGCCCGACACCAATCGTCCACAATTTAGCGGGACAGCGGTAGGGACGCTGACGGACACCCTCGTGATGTTTAATCATCTTAATGGCTTTATCGCTTACTTTCACTTCTTAAACGCCTGTGTACCGAACCAAAAAGAAACAATACTTGCCCAGATAATCTGGGTCTCATCATCCCATAGAAGGTTTAGCGCTACGTCAAAAGACACTTCTCGATGGTAAGCAAACCAGAACCCAAAGATTTCTACAAACATAAACATCAAGAACATGCCGTAGGTAATAGCTGGTCTAACCATTGCTCGTGAATTTGTAACCCACTGTGAAGCACCCTTGCCAATCTCGATGTCGTGAGCATACAAAGACGCTCTTTCTTGGGCTTGGGTCTGCATCTCAATCTGCTGGGTCTTAATCTCTTCTACATGGGCTTGGGCTGCAAAGCCCCGCTCTGCCATCTGGAGTTCCCGTTCTGTCTGCAAACGAGCCATTTCCATCTCATGCTTCTTGTCGGATTTATCTTGGAAGAACCCTAATAGGCTTGGCAGTCCACCCGACAGGAATGAGATCAGTGTTGTAAATAAAGTAATCATTGTTTATGCCCCCATACTATGTACCACGCAATCCATGCAGCTGCCATGAAACACCAAAACTGCACCCATCTAACCTTTGCCAACTCAGCGTTAAAATACTCTCGGTCGGCTTTCTCTATCTTCTCAATCTCGTTTTTAATCTGAATTACTTTGTCCCACTCTTTGGTGCCGTACTTCTTTACAAACTCCACCCTTAACTTGTACTCCTCTTCCGAGATCTTCTTACGGTGTCGGTACTCATCAAGGGCTTTAAATATCGTTCGTTCTTTCTTAAACTCTGCTTCTCTGCGCTCACGAATCTTTGCATTCGCTTGCTGTTTTGCTATATCTACCGCTTCCTTCTGAACATCTTCAATGTTCTTGGCGATCTCCCGCCCAGCCTCTCGACCAGTCTTAAACCCTTCGCTGATCCCCTTGGCACCAGCCCCTAATCCGAGTTCGTCTGACATATCTCACTGTTCTTTGCCTCAGAGTCCTTATCTAAAAGCGGGGCCATTTACCCAAGTTACAGCTGAATACCTAGTTCCTGAAGTTATTGGTGTTACTCTGTGGTGTAAAAAAGAAGGGAACACAAGCACTGATCCTTGTAGTAGTTTTGGTTGTTCTTTTTCAGGTAATTCTTTAAATTCAAATTCACCCCCTTTATACTCAGAAGGATTATTTAATTGAATACTTACACTTAATTTTCTTTGTATGTTGTTTTCATCTGGTGCAAACGAATCAGTATGCCAAGCGTAATGCCCAGATTCTTCATACCGCCCTATTTGAATATCCTCAATACTGCTTATATTGTAATTCCAACCCGCCTGTGCATTTGCAGAATTAATGTAAGTTAGAGCTACACACCCTATAGGTGACATAGAGTCTACCCAAACAACGTCTGTAATACGTGTTTTTTCATTAACCCCAGGATTACCATCATTAAAAACAGTGCCTTTTTGTTTTTTAGTCCAATCCGTTTCTTTAATAACTAAATCACAAAATTCTTTTGACAAAACAGATTCCCAAAGCCAATATGAATGTTTTACCATTTATACTATTTACCTTCTGCAAATACGTTTACAAACACAGTGCCATCTTCAAGAGCTTCAATTTCGTGCCATTCACTAGCAGGTAAATTAAGCGGTTGGCTGTTTTTAGTAATTGAGTAACTGCGCCCTTCAAGACTTACTAAACACAATCCTGCATTGCACATAATTGCATGTGAATAAGGATGACTGTGCTTAGGTAAACCTTCACCTTTATCTGCGTGATACACATTTAACTGCGCACCCTCGTAGGTAAATTGATGTTTAGGGGCTATATGAATCATGCAGTTTGGGTGCCTGTGGTTGTTGGTTGAGAATTTATTACGGGCTCAGGGACTGGAAGTGGTACAACTAGTGCTTCAATTTCTGCTTCGTTTTGTATTCCTGCAGCTATGATATCTTTACGGGCAATAAATTCTTTAGGTAAAAAACTATCAATATACTGATGTAATTCATCATTTATTGGGTATGCACCATTTTGAATAGGTAAATCAATATTTATCATAAAAGTTTTGTACTCAACTACGATACTACCGTTTACTTTATCGAACGAACGAATAATATATTCCATGCTTTATACCTCTTAAGAAATTGAACCGTTACGATTACCTGTTGGGCCTACATAAGTAATATTTGAGTTACCTACAATACATGCGCCTGCAGCTCCACCAGAACCCCTACCGCCACCTGAAGCAGGAGTGCCACTTCCGTTAGAACCGCTAGAACCATAACCACCACCAGATCCACCCGGTCCAGACAGAGGATACCCACTACCTCCAGGCCCTGCAGCGGATAAAGTACCTGCAGAACCCGGTTGTCCAAAGTTTTGCCCGTTCCAGTTACCTCTATTACCCCCAGAGCTAACCCCTATTCCGCCACCACCACCACCACCGCCGCCAAAAGAACATGTTGGCGGATAATCACCTAGGGCTCCGCCACCACCCCCGCCACCACCACCTGCAATCCTACCACTACCGTTTGTTAAATTAATGGCTCGTTGAACTAAAAGAGCAGGGCCAGCGGATGACCCAGGATTTCCGCTAATCGGTGGGCTAGTATCGGTTCCACCAGCACCGCCGTTTCCGCCACGACCAACAATAGTTCCGTTATTAACAATTGATACAGTATCACCTGGCGCCCACGAGGTATCTACAGTCATTGCATCGGAACCCGTAGAATTTGAAGAAACAAAAACCCCATTATTAATAGTTAGCGTAAAGGCTGTTGTGCCTGCAGCA